GGAGCACTTAAATATAAAAAATTATAAAGATGCATCTTTCGAACAACAGGTTGAAGGTACACTTTGGGAATACTTAAATTCAGATACTTCTGCACATAAGCATAATCAAGGAGTAAATGATAACTATACTGCTGGCTCCAATATCAGTAAATACTATGAAAGACCAGCTGCAGTAAATGGTGAAGCAGATTCAAGAGGTAAACTAGCACAACAACTTGGCGATCATCTTGAAGAGCAAAGACAAAAACAACTTGTAGAAGATAAAAAACGAGAAGACAACCATAATACTTTGGGTGTTACTATTACAACTCCACCTGGAATGGCAGCTACTGCTCAAGGAAATGGACCAATGATGAAGAAACCAGCTACTATTAACCAAGTTCAATCAGTTTCTAATACTGTAGCATAAAGGAGAATAATATGGCATCAGCACTAGATCAATTATATCCTTGCACTTGGAATGACTTAAAATTTTATTACTATGGAACAAAAGAAACATTCAAGAGAAATGTAGTTGTACATCAATACTTGGGTGGTCTAAATCCATGGTGTGAAGATATGGGTAATGGTGTTCAACAAGTTCAAATAGATGGATTCATTAATAATCAAGATTGGATTGTATGGGAGCGAGCAGGTCAACTGGTAGATAATGTTCTTACATTTGTCGGAATTGGTGAATTATGGCATCCAGTGTATGGATTAAAGAAAGCTACTTGTATAGGTGTAGGTCTTTCAACCTCGGTTAAATCTGGAACAAGTATTCCTATAAATTTTACATTTATAATCTATACAGACAGTCAAGTCAAGTCTACTGATGATACTCAATCTCAATTAACAGATTCAAGTACAGATAGTTCCGATACAAGTATTGATGACTATTCAACTTCAGGTGAAGATTTATCTTCAACAACTTCTACACCAAGTTTCCTTAGTCAAGTAGGACAAGCTCTTTCTGATGCATCTACTGCTATTATGAATGGATTGTCTGATGTAGCTGATTTTATTAGTGAAGGTGTATCGGACTTGTCTGATTATATTTCTGAAGGTATGTCCGATGCTGCAGATTTTGTTAATCAAGTAGTTTCTGGAGTATCCGATGTAGCAGATTTCGTGGATAATACTATTAACGATGTAGTAGATACAGTAGTACAACCCATTGAATCAGTTCTATCCAATGCTGATGAATTCATATTAGATTCCGCTGCTCCTGTAGCTAGTTTAGTATTAGGTGTTATTGGTGTAGTTACTTCTGCTTCAAGAATAGCCAACTCAGTAGTTGGTATTGCGGATGAATTAACTGGTAATAATGTACAAGTATCAAGATATTATATATCTAATACTTCGAATGGAACTAACCAATGGATGACACAAACAAATCATAATTTAAGTCCAAATCCATTAATTGCTCAGGCAGTAAGTCTTGGAATAGCAGGAGCAAATCTTTCAAGTCAAACTGCTATTAATTCAAGTGCTCAGATTATTAGACAATTACAGAATGTAGCGTTGTATCCAAGTCAAACTTATTTGTCTACTTTTGCAGGTCAAATAAGTGGAGCTGTAGAATATACAAGACAAGCATTTCAAGAACCAGAAGATCAAATACAGGCATTATTAACTTTGAGTAGTCAAGTCAAGCAAAATACAAGAACTGGTCATTTAATTCGTGTACAAGTTCTTGCTTCTGTAGCACTAGCAGTATCCAATTATAATCCAACTTCAAGTACAGATGCCAATAATTTATTAAATCAAGTTACTCCTTATTTTCAACAAGAAATAATGGTAGCCAACTTCTATGGTTATACTCAAAGTGTTAGATCAATTAATAATTTGAAGATTAAATTTACAAATGATTTAATGACACGTGGAGCAGCTTTGCCGAGTATTACCAATATTACATTACCAAGTTCATTACCTGCACGAGTAATTGCTTATAGACTATATCAAGACGAAACAAGAGGAACAGAACTTGTCCTTCGTAATAAAGTCAGTAATCCGATATTTATGCCTACAAATATAGAGATTTTATCATCATGACTGACGAATTAATTCTTAAAGTAAATGGTAAGCAGTTTACCAATTTTAAGGAATTTTCTGTAAATTACGGTATCGAATTAATGCCGTCATTTGCTTCTATTTCTTATTCAAATAAAGATGTAGATATATTAAAAATTGGATGTGGTAATCCTTGTACAATTTACTTTGGTGACACTTTAGTATTGACTGGTCGTATTACTTCTTTTGGTACACCACAAGAAAGTCCAACCAATCACGACAGAACAATTACTATAAAATCAAGAACTTGTGATCTAGTTGAATCTCACTATCCAATTTGGTTAAATGGGGCATATGGTTCTCAATTTCAAGGACCAATTACATTAAAAGATTTAGCGGAAAAAATATGTGATCCTTATGGTATTAATGTTAACTATACTGCTCGTGATAATTATACACAAATACCTCAAGTAATGATTTCTCCTGGACAGACTCCATATGAAATACTTGATCCTTACTGCAAATATATTGGTGTTCTTATGATGGATTCACCAGATGGTAGTTTATTAATATGTGATGTTACAGATGATATGACACCAGAACAAGGCTCATCTACTTTTGGTTTACCAGTAAAAAAAGATGTTAATCCAGATGTTTACACTCCGATGAATAATGCAGTAGTAACTATAGATGGTATTCAAACTACTATGGCAAGAGGAATGCCAGAAGAATTTACAAATAATTTTAGTTGGGATTACAGATACACTGATTACTATGTTTATAATCCAGTAGGTGTTTCTACAAGTGATGAAGCCAATGCTCAAATGGATAATATTAGAGTTCATGTAGTAGATCAAGAATTAAAAGATGCAGGTATTATTAGATATTGGTATATACAAAATAACTATTATGATTCTCAACTTGGATCTAATTTTGCAGCTAGACTTGCGAACTGGACTTGTAATAGAAATATAGGTAGATCAAAGCAATATACTGTGACATATTCTGGATTTAGAGATGACAGAAACGAATTATATATGCCAAATCAAATGTGTTGCCGTGTTTATGACGACATGGGCAATTTATTACCTATGGTAATTGGTCATTCTACATATACTAAATCAGTAGATAGTGGAACAAAAACACAAATTCAAATAATGCCAAGACAAGCTTTCTTGGTTGAACCAATGGTATTAACCAATACTCCAAATACAGATCCATCAGATTTAAGAACAAAAGATACTGTAATAGATGCACCAATAGCCGGTCTACCTACACAAGATATTTCAAATATAGGATAGTTAAATTGTATCATTTTATGCGAGCACTTTCAAACAAAGTACAGAATTTAGTAAGAATGTGTGGCACTACTACAAGTCCAGACTATTCTAGTGGAGCTGCAGTAATGATGGCTAAAACATCAAGTGATCAGAAACAAGGTGAAGAAATAGGTCACTTTGGATTACAGGCAGGATGTCCAGAAAATTCTCATGCTTTTATAATACAAACTTCTGGTAATGCAAATGGAGTCAAGTTTCACGGATCACATCATCCAGGTTATATTCTTAAAACTCAAGTAGGTGGCGAAACAAGATTATACGATGCATACAATCAAAGTATATATATGACTCAAGGTGGATCAATTACTACTAGTGCAGTAAATACATATTCTGTAGTAATTGGAGATGGCTGTTCATTTACTATGGATAAAGATGGTAATGGTACACTTCATGGAACTGGAACATTAACTCTTGACTTTCCCGCTGTAAAAATAAATGGTCAACTAGATGTACATGGAGATATCACTTGGAATAATGGGGCAGTAGATGGTAATACTCATATCCATACCGGTGGAACAAATGATGGACTTACAGGTGGACCAGTCGGTGGGTAATTGAACTAAATATATAGAATTGAGTGGAGCAGTAAATGTCGGATATTCGCCTTTGTTATAATTATAATTTAAGTATGGTTGACTATAACATAGTTAACTTTGACTTAGAAACCGATTCTGATTTAGAGACTGCTTTCTTTGTAAGCTTGTTTACTTGGCGTGCTGCTGATCCTTCTTGGATTGGATTTGGTAATGATACATATAGACGAGGTTGGTGGGGTGATCAATTTAGAGACTGGCCAATAGGTTCAAGACTTTGGTTATTACTTCGTGCAAAGAAAATACCATTAACACTACAACAAGCAAATTCTTATTGTCTTGAAGCACTAAAGTGGGCTACAGACAATAAAGTAGTAACCAATCTTACAGTTAATTGTGAGTGGGACCTAGTAAAATTAGATACAATGAATATTTCAATTATTGTTTCGAAACCACAGCAGGCAAGTAATACTCAACAAACATATAATTTTAGTTGGGCTTGGAATCAAATTTCGGATGGATTAACTATACCACCTCCATTTGGTTCAGTTCCGGCATTGCCCGAGCCACCACCTTTAGGTATTAGTGTTCTAGGTTATGATTTTATACTTGGCGCAAGCGAAACAGATTAAGGAGCTATTATGCCATATCCATATCCAAGTGACCAAGAGTTAATTTCAAATATAAAAACTCAAATTAGATCACAATTTAATATTCCAGGTCAATTATTACCTGAATCTGTTCTTGACAATTTATCTATTACTATTGGTGGACTAGTTTTAGATCAATATGGCTATTTAGATGATATCGCCAAACAATGCTGCCCTGGCACTGCTACAGATTTAGCTCTTGAAATATGGGGTAATTGGGTAGGTGTTTCGAGAAAACAAGCACAGCCATCTACTGGATATGTTTCATTTTCTGGAACAACTCAAGTTCAGATTCCTTCTGCGACTACTTTAATTAGAATAGATGGTGCAACTTTTATTACGCAGGGCCCTTATATAATTGGAACCACTTCAAGTGTTCAAGTTGTAGCTGGTCAATATGGTAAGGCAGGTAATACTCCCATATCTACTGTCCTGGGCCTGCAAAGCCCCACAGTAGGTGTTAACAACCAAGTAATAGCTTCTACTCCATTTACAGGCGGGGCCGATGTAGAGACTGATGCAGCCTATAGGCAGCGTGTCGAATTTAAGTGGAAATCACCTGCAAAAGGTGGAAATATAACAGACTATGTACAATGGGCACTTGCTCTTCCTGGAGTAAGTAGAGCTTGGTGTGTTCCTACTTTTGGAGCAGGTGGCATTGTAGGTTTATTTTTTATGATGGATGATGTATATACAAATGGTTTTCCAATAGGAACAAATGGAGGTGCATCTCAAGAAACTCGATTCAATACTATTGCAACCAATGATCTACTTAATATTGCCAATGCCATATATCCACTCGAACCAGTCACTGCAGCTCTTTATGTTATGGCTCCATCTGTATACTCAATTAATATAACAACTTCTGGACTAGTATTAACATCTTCACAGACTACATCAGTAACTTCTGCTTTGAATAATTTCTTTTTAGTAAATGGTACACCTCTTGGTATGAGCATTTATCCAAATCAAATTGTACAAGTAATAGCGGATATTTTAGGAAATGCTAATTTTATTCTTTCTAGTCCAGTTGGTATTATAACTGTTCCATTTGGTCAACTACCGACAGCAGGAGTAATCACCCTTGGCTAATATCGTATATACTCAAGCAGACTATGTACAGGGACTCAAGAACTATCTTCCGGATGGACCTGCTTGGCCAAAAGATGTGGGCTCAGTAGCTGACAAGTTATACAATGCACTGGTGACATATTTTCCACTTCAATCAGCAGATGCAGTGCAGTTGATCAAAGAATCATTTGGACCTACTTGCGATTGGTTATTACAAGAGTGGGAAGCAAGTTTAGGTATTCCAGATTCTTGTATTCCTGACTTGGATACTTGGACTATTGATCAACAAAAACAATTAGTTGCAGCAAAATTCTATTCAAATCAAGGACCTACACAAGCAGCATTTATGGCATTCGCAATGAATCTTGGGGTTCCTATTTCAATCAAGCAGTTCACCAGTTCAAGATTTGGAGTGATGAGATTTGGTGAAGTATTGAAGAGTGCAAATATGGCTTTCACCTGGCAAGTTCTGATGCCAGCAACTGAATGGACATCTTACATACAATGCACATTTCAGAAAATGAAACCCGCTCATACTTTGCTTGTATTTGATGTAGTTGTCAATGAAATATTGCTTGACTTAAACTTTGAGTTGAATCAGTCCCCACTGAGTTGATTGAATAAATATTGAAAACAGAGGACAAAATCTATGGTAAATGTCTTAACAGATTCAACGGTTTTTCTTACACCAATAGCAGGTGAAGATTTAGCAGCTGGAACACTTGGAACTACAATAACTGCTGCTTGGGGGATCGCTCTTGATAGTACAGCAAGCTCTTACTTGGTAGAAGCTACAACTCTACTTGCCGCTGCAAGTATGACACCTGATAACTCAACCCATCAAATATTAGATGCAATACTATACTTGATCAGCACTCAAATATCTTCAAACCCGGCCAATGTTCCAATAAATGGAATCATTGAGTATAGCGGGTCAGTAAGTTCTATTCCGAACAACTGGCATCTATGCGATGGAACAAACGGAACACCTGATTTACGCGGTAAGTTCGTAATCGGTGCAGGAGGGACATACGAAGTAGGTGCAGTAGGAGGTTCTGCTTCGTCAGCAGCAACTACGGGGCCAGCAGGAAGCCACACTCACAGCGGAAATACAGGGGCTCACGCTCTTACAACTAATGAAATGCCTCAACATAATCACCCTGTCAATGATCCAGGACATAATCACCCTGTCAATGATCCAGGACATACACACGGCTTGAATGGAAATAGTATGAAACCAACTCCTGACCTTTATTGTTTTCCCAATATTGCAGTCGGACCTGGTTGGAATGCAGTAAATGGAACTTCAACTGTTTCAGGAACAGGTATCAGTATTGCAGGCGCTGGAACAGGTGTATCAACTGCAAATACAGGTTCAAGTTGGGGACATGATCATACTATCAGCACTGATGGAAACCATGTGCATACTTTGACTTCTACAAGTCTTCCACCATACTATGCACTTTGCAAGATAATGAGGATCTCATAATGACAACAATACCAGTTATACAATTCTATGAAGGCCGAACATTATTTGCAACTCAACTCAATAGTATGGTAGCAGCAATACTTGCATATGTTCCAAGTTTGACAAGCCAGTTGACAAATGATATCGGCTATACAAGAATCAGTTTATTCAGCCAGTTGACAAATGATATCGGAGCCCTAACAGGTGCACCAGTCACAAGTGTAAATGGTCTTACGGGAGCTGTAGTTCTTTCATACCCGACAAAAACAAGTCAACTGACAAATGATGCAGGATTTGTTGTTGCGTCGAGTGTTCCTACAACTACAGGTCAACTTTTCAACAACTCAGGATACATCACTGCTGCATCAGTTCCTACTGCTGTTTCACAACTCGTGAATGATCTTGGATTGATTACTTCTGCACCTGTATTGAGTGTCAACGGAGCAACTGGAGCAATAACAATCACAACGCCTACTGCTACAAGTCAGTTGGTCAATGATTCTGGTTATATCACTGCTGCATCTATTCATACTGCTACAAGTCAGTTGGTCAATGATTCTGGGTTCATTACAAGTGCGCCAGTATCAAGTGTAAATGGATACACAGGAGCGGTAGTTCTTTCACTTCCTCAAACATTTTCAAGTGGAGATATCAAAGAATCATTTTTTAGTATGTCTGGGTGGTTACCTCTTTCATATGGAACGATTAGTTATTCATATGCTGCAAGTTCATATCCAATGCTTGCACTCGCTCTTGGATTTTCGTTAACTGGAACATTCACTACACCAACGATTACTGGTACATTGTTATGCGCAAGTTCAGTTGGTTATATCAAACAATAAGGAATCAATATGACATTCATACCATTCGTTCCATTCACTACTTTGATGGCATCTCAACTCAATACCGCGTTCGAAGCAGTAGACGCAAGTTTTACTTCTTTGATTCCTACTGCTACAAGTCAACTGGTGAATGACTCTGGTTATATCACTGGAACTACAAGTTTTACTTCTTTGATTCCTACAGTAGTAAGTCAACTGGTGAATGACTCTGGTTATATCACTGGAACTACAATCACAAGTTCTATGGTAAGTTCGTTGGGGTTTATCACAAGTTCTATGGTAGGAACGTTGGGTAATTCAACTGATCAAACTGGTCAAATTGAATTGTCGATGGTGAGTTTGAGTGGTTTTCTTCTATGCAATACAACGTATAATCTTCAAAGTTCATATCCATCATTAGCAGCAATACTTGGAACATATACCGTAGCAGGCTCACTTGTATCAAGTAGTATGACAATGCCTATAAGTGCAGTTTGGCAATCTATTGCTTGGGGAGGTAGTTTGTTCGTAGCAGTTGCATTTAACAGCAATGCAGTAAGTTCACCTGATGGCACCAACTGGACAGAAAGAACATTACCAGTAAGTGCATACTGGTTTGATATTGCTTGGAATGGATCTTTGTTCGTGACAATTGCAGATTACAGCACAATTGCAGCAACTTCACCTGATGGCATTACTTGGACTCAAAGAACATTGCCTGTAAGTGCAGGATGGAGAAAAGTTTCTTGGGGAGGTAGTTTGTTCGTTTCAGTAGCGTATGGCAGCACAATTGCAGCAACTTCACCTGATGGTATTACTTGGACTCAAAGAACATTACCTTCAAATACGTATTGGACAAGTGCAGCTTGGGGAGGTAGTTTGTTCGTAGCAGTTGCATTTGACAACATTGGAGCAAGTTCACCCGATGGCATCAACTGGACTCAAAGAACATTGCCCACAAATACTTCTTGGATAAATGTAGCTTGGAATGGATCTGTATTCGCAACTGTAGCACAAAATAGCTCACTTGCAGCAAGTTCACCCGATGGCATCAACTGGACAGAAAGAACATTGCCCGTAAATACTGCTTGGATAGATGTAGCTTGGAATGGATCTTTGTTCGTAGCAGTGTCGAATGGTAGCACAGTTGCAGCAAGTTCACCCGATGGCATTACTTGGACAGCAATATCATTACCTCATTCCATTAGCACTGTTGGGAGTAATGGAACAGTTTTCGTGGCTCTATCTAACAGCACTGTTGATAGTAGTATTCTTTCATATTCAGCCGGAACAGTATATTTTGATACACCGGTTATATCTGCCCCTGTAGGACATTACTATATCAAAGATTAAAAACTTTATAAATATATAGAAACCTTATCGGAGGATACACATGGTGTATGTACTACCCGCTTTGATTGGCGTACAAAATATTGAGTGCAGATTGCCCACACAGGAATCTCAATCAGTAATTAATCAAGTTATTGATATCAAACTTCACAAGAAATGGCCTACAACTATCGTTGGGGTGACAATTTCTCAATCAGCAAATATTCTTGATCCTACAACTAGTATTTCAGCATCACTTGGTATTGCCAATGTGAGTTGGGTAGGAACTCAACTATCCTTTCAATCAAGTGGCGGAACAAATGGAGTCGATTATGGACTTCGTGCAGTTTGCTCACTTTCAACAACTGAAGTATACTCTTTTGATGTATATGTTTTAGTAGCCCCGGTAGGTGCAGAGAGTTTTTTGGACGATATCCTGATGGGGACTTCGGGACCCCAAGGTATTGAAGGACCACAAGGTATTGAAGGACCACAAGGTATACCAGGACCAACTGGTGCTGATGGCGTAAGTAATATTCCTGGTCCAACAGGACCAACAGGACCAGCTGGAACAACAGGTGATCAAGGTATTCAAGGTATTCAAGGACCAACTGGATCAACTGGGCCAGCAGCACAAAATGTTCCTGTTCCAGGCCCTACAGGTGATCAAGGTATTCAAGGAGCAACAGGTGAGCAAGGATTACAAGGTATTC